CCATCCGCCATTTCCGTCGGGGCGTGGCCCCGTGTACACGAAGAACGTGGCGTCCGCCTCGTCCATGTACTGCGGCTTAGGGTCGCCCGACATCGAGGCCGCCATCTGTATCGCGTAATCGGGAGTCCCTGCTGAGTCCGACCACAGCGCGGCGAGAACGCGTTCCCTGAAATGGGCATCGGATTCGTCGGCACCCCTTTCGAGGTTCGCGAGCTTCCCGATAAGGTCTAGCCTTGCGCCTGTAGCCGTATCGACATCGAGCAAATCCTGAAGTTCAACGCAGGCGTCGTCTAGAGGCTGTATGAGTTCGTCGATTGCGGCCTTCAATAGTCCCTGGAACCTGTTGTCAGCGCCTTCCGGAAGCGTACAGCCTTCGGAGGAGACGACCGACTTCAAGTCGCCCTTGTACTGTTCAAGGAAGAGTTCCTTCAGTACCGGCCAAATGTCCCTGTTCGTTACCGACATCTCTCGCTACGGCCCCACGACTTCGATATTTTCCTGCGGAAGTACGGCGTACTTGTCCGATGCGACCGCGATACGGTCCGTGGTCCATGTAGAGCCGTCTGTGGACACCTGCACATTGACAGTGTCTATGCCTTCGACCTTGTAGATTGCGCCGATTGCGCGTTGCGGGATGATATCCTTTCCTCCGGTGTATTCCGTGAGCGCCCATCCGGCTACAGCCTTAATGATTTCGGCCTTGTAGTTGTCAGGGAGCTGTTCTTCCGTGTATTCGGTGACGGTGATCTTCATGTAGAACGGATTGGAAGCCGTTATCACGAAGAACTTGATGTCGTGCGACATTCCGGAAGAGTCCTTCGCAGAGCCTTCCCTGTTGCCGTATGCCCTGATACCTGCGGGCTTGCACTCCCATATCTTCTGCGCGATGTAGCCGTCAGCGGACGCGATTTCGCCCTGAGTCTCCTTTTCCTCGAGTTCGGCGTAGACGTCCTCGGGGATGTATACGGCGAACGAGTGGCCCGGAATGTGGTCGGCATTCTCGGTTGGCTCCGGGTTTTCCGACATCGTTACGCTGGAGTGGATGTTGTCGCGCAAATAGGTGAGCATGCCCTCGAAAGTGGCGAGGCCCTTGTTGTCCGCCTCGAGAAGCCTTGCCCTCAGTTCGTCGTCTTTTTCGTCAAGGTTCCTTGTAAGGCCCATCAGACGCGCGATGTTGTCGAGGAATACGCCCTCGGCGCTGGAGACGTCGAGGTTCGCTATTGCGCCCTGCAAAGCCCCCTTCACTTCGTCGTATGCGTATCCTATGAGGTCGAAAAGGTGGCCGTCGGGCGAGCTTGGGTCCGTCTGCAAGGACTGACCGAATACGGCCTTCAGCTTCGTCATGAAGGCTTCGCGCATCTCGCGGTAGGACTTGACGCTTATACCGTTTCCGTCAATGCTGATAATGTCGGCCATCAGAATTCTCCAGTCGTGACGCTCCCGTCACGCGCCTGCACCTTGAACTTTCCGCCCATGTTGCGGCGCCCGCCCTTCACTTCGAGGACAACCTGCACCACCTTCTTTACCGTCGGCAACTGCGAGAGCTTCTTGCGGATGATTGCCGTAGCCACGTCGAGGTGCTGTGCCGGGAGGCCAAGTATTCGCTTGAACCACGGAACGCCATGAGTGTAGTCGACGAACGACTCGCCCTCCTCGCATTTCAGCATGCAGAGGCACTGCTGTTCTGACTCCTTGCGGAACGCATCGGAATCGTCCTTGAGGATGCGCGAAATGCTACCGCCATCCGAAAGCTCCAGGTCGTGATTGTTGTTTAGGCGCAGTTCGTTCATATACAGACAAAAAATAGGCCGCCCACTTATAAAGCAGGCGGTTTCTATAGAACATTGTTAAATACGCTTAATATCTAATCAATCCGCATTTTCAGTAGGCGGTACATAAGGAAACGGTACAGGCTGGGACGGCGTACCTATGCTTCCTGCCGTAGCGTGCGTATGGTTCATCAACGACAAAGTGGGCGTTGCAAAGTCGTTCGCGTTCATCTTGCCTTCGCTCGTAACATTCCCGGTCGCCGAAATCTTCCCCTTTACGGAAAGGTCGCCATCCACGCTTACCTTGTCTGCTGTCAGGCTTACGGAATCGGCCGTGAGCGACACCTTCCCGTCATGCCCGATGTTCACCGTCACCTTCCTTTCTCCGCTACCGCGGCTCAACGGTATCGCCACGAGGTCGTTCAGGTCGTTTCCGGAAAACGACTTCGGGTCATACGGCCCCTTGTCCTCTCCGCCTTCGGCCCATGCGCGGAGGTCGCGGCTCGAAGCGACGCAAAGAAGCGGGTCGCCCTCGGCAAGTTCGAACTTGACGACCGCCGCGGAAGTTCCGGGCCACATCACGGGTACGCCCTCGACGGGTAGCGGCTTGCCATCCTTGCCGTCAGGCTCTATCTGCATGTTCTTCAGTACGTTGCGTATAGACGGCGTCACGTCGACCGTCCCGTCGTCGTTCACCTTTTTCACAACCGCCGGGAACGCCGTCTCGAACCCTTCCATGTAGGAATCTATGAGCGTCCTCACCAGCCTTACGATGATCCTGTCAAGTCCGTTAGCCATCTATGCCCCCGTTCGGCTCCTGGGCCGTAAATTCAATAGTGAAGTCGCTCCCGACGTTTCCGCCCTTGTAGGTGCAGTCGGTGACGATGTAGCGTCCCTTCACCGCAAGCACGCTGTCGTACTCGCCTCCGTCCGATACGTCGATGTCAACGAAGCAGTTCGGCACTATCGCGGCGTTCATGAGGCAGCGCCCGCGCACCTTCTTGATGCGGTCGATTTCCTTGCTCGGGCGTTCCAGCGGCTTCACGTCGCCTTCCTTCTTCGACATAAAGAAGTAGTTCGGGTCGTCGCCGAAATTGACCTTGTTGAGGCTCTCGTCGCGCTCCATTCGGCACTCGAGAAGTCCGGTCTCGTGCGTGAGTTCCACTTCTTCAAGTTCTATAGACTTGTCGCGACCCATGACGATTAGCTCGTTATTGTCGAGGTAAAGGATTGTCTTTCCTTCGCCCTTCAGCGCGTACTCGTAGAAGTCCTGTATAACGTCAGTGAAAGTCCCGGAGCGCCTGTAAGGGTGTTCAAGCGGTTCGTCGATGAACGCTCCCTGCCCAGCACGTAGCACGATACCCGCGTAGTCGCACAGTTCCTGAAGGCATGCGCGTACCGTCTTTCCCTTGGAGAAGCACACGGAGCAGTTCAGGCGCGCAAGCTGATAGAAGTTGCCGCGAGCCTGTACGCAGTTGATTTCGAGGACCACGTCCTTTCCGTTGCGTTTCGGCACCGCGTATGCTATCTGCCCAGCGAATATCGTCTTGGCGCCGCCCTCGTCCTCGTAACCCGCCTTCAGTATTACGGAGTTCCCTTCGTTCATTATCGAGTTCAGCGTGTACGGCTTCGGGTTGTAAATGGTGATTTCCGCGCCGTTGTCGAACCACTCGACGGAGCGCGTCACCTCGAACTCGATGTCGAGCGCAGAAAGGTCGAGCGAGGTCTCGCCGCCCGACTCGTTGCCCTTGCTGAACTTTCCGACCAGTAGCTGTACCACCCTACCGAAAGCCATTCGCTACGCCTCCCCCTTGAGCACGGAAAGCAGGTATTCCTTCTCAACGTCCTCGATGTAGTAGAGCGAGTAGTCGCTACCGAGGTTGTCGAATCCGAGAGGGTCCTTGCAGTCGAGAGTCTTCTTCAATACGACAAGGTCGCCGCCCTTGAGGCAGCGATTCTTGTAGGCGAGAAGCGGCGTATTCGTGACGAGCCGTATGCCGTTGTTCTTCCCGTCGACAGACTCGAAATCGGCGAACCAGTGGCCGTCTCGGCTGTTCCACAGTAGGCGTATCGAGAGCGAAACGCCCGAAAGGTTGACGGACAGTGTGCGCCATGCGCCTCCGTCCTTGTTGATTGGAATTTCAAGCATTACTGATACACCTTCCCTTCGATTCCGCCTTTAATCGTGTTCGTAGCCTTTTCGACCGTTGCGGCAGTGGCCTTGCCTTCCTTCTCGTTCTCGGCCATCTTCTTGCCCGCGTCTGTTGCCTGCGTCTTCGGCGCGGGAGGGTTCCACACCCCGTCACGGCGCACGATTGAAACTTTCGCCGTTTTCACCTCGCGGAGCTTTGCCGTGAACTTGATGCTTTCGCCGTCGTCCGGGCCGCGGTCATACGAAAGGCTCTCGATGACCATTTCCTCGTACACTTCAAGCGAAGTGACGAGGCGTACGGGCTTGCGTTCGCGGGCAATCGCCTTGAGTTCTTCGAGCATGAGGTCGAGGGACTCGTTCCCCTTGCCCTGGACACCATTGACATCGACGACGTCGGCTTCTCGGTTGACCGTGACGGAGCCGGACTCGTCCTCCGTTCCGGAGTTAACGTAGCCGCTTTTCTTCTCTCCTATAGGGTGGTTCGTGAAGAATCCCGTCACCTGAACGGAACGCAGTCGCTCCTGTACATGGTCGCTTATGGACGATCCGTTTTCGACCGCATGGTCCGCGATGTCGAAGTCGAGCGAATGCGACTCGTCGATGAGCAGGTCGAACGGAAGTTCCACTAGACCTGCGGACGAACGGCCAACGCCGAAGTCCTCGTCGCGGAAGAACAACGAGGACTGCATCACCTTCGGCGGGATGTCGCTACCTGTAAACTTGTCTATAAGTCCCTGGTACGGAAAGGTAATCATAGCGCGAAAGCCTTTGCCGCTGCTGTGCGGCTGGTGAAGTTGAGCTGTGACGTGGCGAAGAAGCGCAACTGCTCCTTGATTATCTTTGCCGTCATTTCGGAGTCTGCCGATATGCTGTTGTACACGGTGATGTTGTTGTTGTACGTGTCACCCTTTCCTGCCATAGCGGCGTCTTCCTTTGACTTTTCATAGACATCACGGAACGCATCCTCGGCCTTCTTCCATTCTGCGAAACCAGTCACATCACCGTTTGCATCGGTCCCGTAGACATGGACCTTACGGCCACCGACCTTCATGTCAAAACCGTTCTTTGCATCGAGCTTGTCGAGCCATCCCTGTTCTACGCCGCTGTATTGTCCGTTCTCGATGCGGTTCTTCGCATAATCGGCAACGGCAAATCCGGCCTTTTCCCTGAGTCCTTTTAGCGAACCTTCCATTTCGGATACGGAGCGTCCAGTAAGCGGGTCGAAAGACTTCCCTTGGCTTTTAAGCCGCGCAACGCGTGTCTTCGTCTCGGAGTACCTGTCGATGGCGTCCTGCGCTTCTCCGTACCTCCTGTCTTCCCTAGCCTTCCGCATCTTCTTCGCGGCTTCCACGGCCGTAACTGAAAGGGCCACAATCCCCGCTGCCACAAGTCCGAAGGCGTTGCTCCTTACGAGCTTCATTATGGAAGACCCTATCGACTCCATTCCGCTTGCCGCCGCCGGCGCGAAAGTCGCCACGGTCTTGAATGTCACGGAGAAGGCCACGATTTCGCTTATATGTCCGGCGATGAACGATACGAACGACGAAATCGTACTTGCAAGCGTCTTGATTCCGTCCATGTGGTCATTCACTGCGCGGATCATCGAGACTATCGAATCCTTAAGGCTGTCGAAAATTCCCTTGAGTGCAGGCAGGTTCCCCTTGATTTCTTTCGCGAGATTAGCCACCACGGGCAATAGCTCACGACCGATTTCCTCGCGCATGTCGCCGATCATGTTCTTTAGCTGCTGAATCTTTCCTTCGTCGGTCTTCGCGAATTCGTCGGCAAGGCCCTTCCAGTCTTTCAACGCCCTTTCGAGCGCAGCAACCTTTAAATCTTCAACATTTTGACCCCTGTGCTCCTTCAGCCACTTAAGCAATTCCTTGTCATCTGCGCTGAGTTTTAATTCACCGGTTTTCTTGTCGGTCTTTACATTCCCCTTTTTAAGGTCTTCATTCAGTTTCAACGCATTCGTAATCATTTCGAGTTCCGAAGTGTCGAAACCCTTTTTTCTAAGCGAATCGTATGTACCGTCAAAAGCCTTTCCTAGACCGGTAGCGAGGTTCGTCAGCATCTGCGGGTTCATTTCCGCGCCGCCGGTCATTCCCATGGAATAGTCCGCAAGCAGGTTCATCATGCGGGAAAGTCTCTTCGGGTCCTTGATGTAGGTGGAGAGTTCCGCCGCTCCAGCTATCATCGACTCGTCGCCGATTGTCGTGCGGGCCTGAATCTTCGACGCCTGATTCTTGATGTACTTAGACGCGTAGCCCATACCGTTGTTGCGGAGCACCGTGTCGAGCATCTGTTCCTGCTTGCGCTGAGAAACGAATGCGTCAATGCTTCCCTTTCCGAAGCCTACAAGCGCTGAAACCCCCTTGAAACCGGCATAGGCGCCGACGAGACCCGTCACTGCGCCCTTCATCCTGTCGAATGCCGAAGCGAGGCCGTTCGTCTCCTTCGTCGCCGCCTTCATTCCGGCGGCGATATTTTTCGTCTGCTTCGCGGTGTCGCTTGCGGCCTTGCTGGCCTTCTGCATGCCCTTCTCGAGACCGGACGCGGGATTGTTCCCTCCTACTCCGGCGACACCGCCGCCGAACGCCTCGCGGAACCGCCTAATGGCGGCGACAAGCTCGCTATCGTCAACCTTCAGCCTAATCGACTGTACAAATTCGTCTGCCATCTAGTGTTCCCTTTTCCTTTCGGATTGTCGCGAATAAAGTTCAGTCCATGCGGACCTGTAGTCAAGCTTCATGCTCAGATACGCCCCGAAGCTCGCCATCCTGTCGAAGGTCCATTCCTTCTCTATATCAGAAAGCGGAACATGCGCCTCTGCGACTATTCGCCACACAAGCACATATTCCGCCGCGTTGCCGTCAAGCGTACCAACGTCTCCCAATTCCTTAATGTTCGACGCGTCGGTATCGCAAAATGCGGCTACGATTGGGTTTGCTCGGTTGAGCCTCCATCCTGATTCTTCGGGGCCACCGCGAAAGGGGAAAGCTTCTCTTCCTTCCATACGCGGAGCATTACGGTGTAGAGGTCGTTCATCCTGCCGGCGAAGTGTTCGGCGATTGTGTTCGCGTCTGAAAGCGTCACGTTCTTCTTCCCTGCCGTCGTGACTGTCAAAGTCTTGAGCGTCGTCTGTACGAGCCAGTGGTAATCGGAGCTCGGCATTTCGGAAAGCGTGTCGGACAATGCCGCAAACGCACCGATTTCGTCTTCGAGGAGTTCGCCGTTACGGGCCATGCGGCCGATTACGCCGAGAACCTTCCTGTCGAGGTCGATGGCCTCGAATCCGGTATGCGGCAGGAGCTGATAGCTTTCGCCGTTGATTTCAAAGTTCACGGGCGTCATCTACTATGCCCCCTCGAATGCGGCTTCGGCCTTGACCTGCAATACGATATTGCGCGGCTGTGCCTGCCTGCCCTTCACCGCATCGCCCATGCTCTGAATCCACGCGACGCCCATGAGGACGTATGCGCCGTTGAGGTCCACGATTGCGAACGGGAACGGGCCGACGCCAGTTTTTTCGTCTGCGACGCGAGCCGTCTCGATGGCGTTGATCTGCGGACTCGTCTGCATCATCGGGAGCGTCACCGTGTAGAGGTTACGCACCATGCGGGAGCGTTCCACTGCGCCGTTGGAGCCTTCCACGGTCTCGAAGTCCGGGCCTTCCTTTGAAATGGTCGGGTCGCCGTTGAAGTCGGTGAGCGCGATGCCGTTGAAGGAAATGTTTACCTTGGTGTGGTCGTAAGTCTTGAACATCGACATAATCTTTCACCTCCTTAAAGGGTAACGAGCAGCGAGACCTGCACGACGGTGTGTATTGCGTTCATCCTTGCGTAACGTCCGCTGATTAGCGGGAGGTTGCGCTTGCGTACGTCCTCGGCGTAGTTCGCCACGAGGTAGCTGTACGGCTTGTAATCGACCGTAGCGGAATCGGCCATGACGTACTGGTGGTCGGTATCCTGCGCAACGGTGAGCACGTTCAGCACGGAAGCGGCGACCGCTGCGATACCTGCGTCGTCGTAGTTGATGCCGTTGCCGTCGTTGCCTTCGCCGAGCAGCTTGTAGATGCGGCTCTGCGTATTGAAACGGATCCAGTCGTCCTTGACAACCTGGTCGATGAAGCTTTCCGCGTCTGCGGTCGTACCCATGAAGAGGCGTGCCTCGCCGGAGACCTTGACGTAGATGTTGATGCCGCCGTCAATCCATGCGTTGTACTGGCCTACGGTGTAGGAGTCCGGCGTTACGCCATTGCACTTCTTGTGTGCGAACGTTCCGCGTGCGGAGTCGCTTGCACAGCGGAGGGCGACGATTGCGACCGGGAGGAACTCGACGGAGACTTCGACAGTGGTCGTGGTACCGCTTTCTGTCGTGGAAGTGCGGAGGTTTCCGTCGGTCCATCCGCCAGGGAGGCTGGACGGGTGCGTGACGGTGGTCGTGGTCCCGTTCGTGACGGTCTGCGTGATTTCCTTGATTTCGTCGTGCTTGTACACGGCGATGCGTTTGCCGCCGTGGTTCTTGAGGGCGGTCGGGTCCTTCACCTGCACATGGAGAACCTTCTTGACGTCTGCGAGCCATTCCTGCCAGCCGTTAGAGCCCGTGAGGATGGTGGTAGTGACGGCTCCGTCCCAAGTAGCCCAGACGACGTGGTAGAAGCTGAAGTCCTGCGCGGCGGCCTGCACTGCGGCAAGCGTTGCGGCGGCGGTGTTGCCCGCCGGGATGCACACGACGCGGGACGGTTGGGAGTCCTGCGCGAAGAAAGCCTTCACCATGGCGGTGAGTTCGGAATTTTCTCCGTAAGCTGTAACTGCGTCGGCGACGCTTGCGATTTCGCCTGCGACAGGCGTGGAAGTGGTAGCGAGGCCGACAAGGGCCACGGTGTTCACATCCACGGTCGTGACGCTCGAAATGGCGTCCTGGATGCTTATCTTGACAATCTGGTCGATGATTTCAGCCATTGTCCTATGCTCCTGTTAGTGTTAAAGGTTCGACGCTCTCGATCTTCGGAACGTCCTCTGTAATCTCGTCGGCGAAGTTCACGCGCATGGTGAACCGCCACTGCCTCACGATGAACTCGCCGTCGAACGTGTCGACCGGGATGATGCTCCCGAAGTCCCACACACTGAACCCCGCCTCCGCACCCGCCATGTCGCGGAAGTCCTTCCGCTGGATCAGGTTGCGGACCATGCGAAGCGCCTCGCCGTCGCCCTCGACCTCTGTGAACGAGACCGTGGCTACCTGCTGGAACACGAACTTCGCGCCATTTCCCGGAGGCGGCTGCATTTCCGAGCCGTACTGTTCTACGTCCTCGACGCGCACGGCGACATACTTTCCGACGGGAGCCGGTAGGCTCGACGGGGACTTCCTAAACGGACAATCAAGGAGGGCATGGCCGTTGAAGTACTCGACAATGCTCCCCTTGATGCGTTCAACCAAGGATGACTCAAGTTCTTTCTGCTGCACTCCGTCAGGCATTGCTTGCGCCCTCCTTCAGTGCATCCGGGATCTGCGACGGCGGCACGAGGCAGCCGACATACTTGTAGTGGTCGATGAGGCCGTTCAGGTTCGGAAGCTCGTCGACAAGCTCGTAGAGGAAACCGCCGCAGCGGACATAGCCGAGGCCGTTCCCGTCTTCCGAACGGAAGTCGAGGCGTTCGCTCGAATAGACCTTTACGGTGCCCGTATTGCGCGAAAGGGCGACCGCGGGTACGGTCTCCTTGCCGTTGAACGGCTGCACGGTCCCCCGCACGGTGCGCGTGGTCTTCTCGCCCGGCACGGCGTTGCCGCGCATATCGACGGTGGGCCTTCCGAGCCTCACGAACTCAAAGGAACGATTGAACAGCGTCGCCACAGCCGAGCCCCATTCCGCAGCACGCGCCGCCCGTCACACCCGGACGGGGCGAATACTGCTCCAAAAGTTCAAGGTATTCCTGCCCGAAGACGGTGTTGGCGAGGTCGTTGTTTTCGCCGGACGAGCCGCCCGAGGAGTAACCAACGGAGAGGTCACCCTCGCGCTTGCTCGTTACCGGGCCAGCGACGCCCTCTTTGGCCATGTCGAGGAGCGTGGCCTTGTGCATTACCATGAGGGATAGTGCATACACGTACGCCTTGCCGAAGTACTGCCTGCCTACTCGGAGTTCCGCGCCACGGATCATGGCATCGAGACGCGGGCTGTTAGCCACGGAATCCTCGAGGTAGCCTACAAGTTCGTTTCTTTCTTCGGGTGTCAGTGCCATCTTCAGTTCGCCTTCGTTAAGCTTCAACGCCGCCGTCTTCTTCTTCGGACGCCTTCTTGGCGGCATCCACGGCGGCCTTCGCCTCGGCCTTCATCTTGCCGAGCTGCGCACGTCTCTTTTCTGCCGCGCCGGACACCTTCGCGTCGCCCTTGCCGAGCTTCTCGAGTTCGTCGACGGCGCCTTCGGTGTTCGCGTCCTTCATCGCGGATGCGGGGTCGTCGGACACGACCACATCGTCCTCTTCGACGTAGTGCTTCAGGCCGGGGAACTTCTCCGTGTCGATTTCCTCGGCAACGTTCGTTCCAGGGAGGAGCATGGTGTCGCCGAAGACGAGCGCGCGCTTCGTGCGGTTGTTGTAAATCTTCTTCATCGTTTTTCTCCAGAATTGATGCGACTTGAATGAGTGAAAAAAAAGGATTACCGCCCCTCCGGAGTGTCGCGGGGACTAGCCCCGCGCTCGCTCCTGGAGAAACGAGTAAACTGTGTCGTCACGGTGCGATTACACGCCGTCGCAATACACGATGCCCTTGAGGTTCTTGATCACGGTGCCGCCGATGCGGGCGTAGCACGGGACCTTGTAGTGGAGGGCCTGTTCCTGCGGGTTCTTCTGGCGGAACGGTTCCGGGAGCACGTAGGAGAGCACGTTCTTTGCCTTGCGGTAGAACACTGCGCGGCCCGTGCCGTTTGCGCCTGCGTCTTCAAGCAGTTCTGAACGGTACCAGTTGACGATCTGCGGGAACTTGGCCTTGAGGGAATCGAGGATGGAGGTGTCGATGCTGTCGCTCACGTTGGTCGTTTCGAGGTAGCCGAAAGCGTCGTCCGGGAGGATGACGGAGTCGATCTTGGTAGCGACCTTCTTGTCCTTGAAGAGGTTCTTCTGTGCGGCGAACACGGCGCGGAACTGTGCGACGATTTCCTTGTAGGTCTTGTTTTCGAAGTCGGTCTGGCCGGAAGCGCCTGCGGAGGATTCGACGACCGTCACGTTTTCGTTGTTGAAGAGGCCCGTCACGCCCTGGCCTTCGTCACCCATGAGGAGGACGTCGTCGACCTTTTCGTCGATCTTTCGGCGTGCCGTTTCGGCGTCGTCGCGGGAGAGGTCGACCTTGGTTGCGAGCCACTGCTGGAGTTCGAATTCCGAGTAGGCGTAGGAGTCGCCGATGGTCTTGATGCCGACGCTCTTCGGGGTGAGGAAGCGTGCGACCGGCGGGAGGTCGTCGGCGTAGTCGGCGATGAATGCGGCCATGCCCACTTCGGAGACTACCTTGTAGCCCCAGGCGGACTGCCACGGCTGAACGCCGTCCTGCATCGGGATGAAGGTGGTGGCGTTGAGCGCGACGCGGTCAAGGCCGTAGGTTTCGTTTGCGATTACGCCGAACATGGCGAGGATCGCGACTTTCTGGGTAGGGTTGAAGTTCATCTAGTTACCTCCCTTATGCGATTTCGAGCTGGGCGAGTCTGCCGTCTGCCGCGTTGCTCTTGAACACGCCGCCCGTGATGGCGGTGGCGCTGGAGCTGGAGGCGGTGATCTTGCCCGAAGAGTTGTTGATGTATGCGGACTGTCCTGCGAGGACTTCGCCGGAGACCTTGACCCACACGCGGCCCTTCTTGAGGACGTTGACCTGGTCGCCCTGGCCGTAGCCGATGTGCATGCAGTCGGCGGTCGTGAAGGACGCGATGCCGAGGAACGTGCCGCCTTCGACGGCGTCCGCGCCTGCGGTCTTTTCGTTCTTGGCGATTGTGCCTGCCGTGGAGGTCTTGTCCACTACGAACTGGTCGGCGTTGCGAGCTGCGCCTGCGGTGGAAGCGGTGATGGTCACCTTGCCGCTGGATGCGCTTGCGCCATAGTTGGCGTTGGCGTCGATTGCGGTTGCGAGCTTGCCGGCGACGTCGGAAGCGGTATCGTCGGAGTCTGCCGTGACTTCGTACTTCGTGCCTGCGACGGTCACGGAGAACTTGTCGTTTTCGGCGACGGTGCCGCCGACGGTGACTTCCACCACGCGGGCCACGGCTTCAGCGGATGCGGGCTTCGTAGCCCATACCTTGCCGGGCTGGCCCTGCACTGCGTAGACCGGGAAGCCGCCCATTTCGTCCTTGGAGTCCTGGAGGATGCCGGATTCGATGGAGTGGGGAACGAACGGGAACAGGAGTCCCGGGAGCCCTTCCATGCCGTCAAATTCTTCTGCGTTCTGTACCATTGTGATACCTCCTTACTTGGCCTTGCCGGACATCTTGTCGAGCATGGCCTGGTGAGCCTTTTCGGCTTCGTCGTTAGCGGCATTGTCGGAGATGCCGGAGAAGTTGTTGGCCAGCGGGGACTGGCTATGGCTGCCCGTCACGCCGTCGAGGTGGATGCAGGCGGCGTCGAAGGCGGTCTGCACATACACTTCGTTCTTGTCCTTGAGGTCCATCTTGTCGCCGAAAGCCTTGGAAACGACGGCCTTCCTGATGTCGAGCGCGGAATCTTCCGCCTTGACTTCGCAGCCGTACTTCTTGGCGGTATCGACGAGGGCGATCTTCTCGTCCACCATCTTCTGGATGGCGGCCTCGTCGAGCTGCTTTTCCTTGAGGGTCTTGACCTCGGCCTGAGCCGAGTCGCGTTCAGCCGTAACCTTGTCGAGTTCGGCGACCTTTGCGTCCTTTTCGGCCGTCAACTTTTCGACTTCGGCCTTGTGCGCGACCGCGGAATCGGCGAGCTGCTTTTCGAGCCCGGAGACCTTGGCGGCGACGGCTTCGTCGCATTCGTAAACGGCACCGTCAATGACGATCTTCTTCATTGCGCTGTCCTTTGCCGGGTCGGCCTTTTTTCCGTCCCCGGTCTTGTTTTTGTGGTTAAAGAGTTCTTCGACTGAATCGCCCGCGTAGATTTCCACGGACTCGCCTGCGCGTCCGGCATAGACGAGGGCCACGTGGTTGTAGGTGATTCCGCGCTGCACCTTCGTGTACTCGGTGCCTCGCCAGTTGTTCAGCGGGTCCTCGTTCGTCTCGTAGACGGCGATGTCGTACCCGCAGGATACGGCCTGGACTTCCTTGTTCTCGACGGCCTCGATGGCCTTCGGGTCAGTAATGGTGATTGTCACCCAGAGGTCGATGCCGTCGAAGTACGCGTCAGTGCCGGTAAACCCGACGGAGTACTTCTTGACGTTCTCGGCGGTGACGTTCTCCTTCGGGTGCCTGAGGGTTACCGGCTTGGAGTTGAGCGACATGACGGAGGCCGGGTCACCCACCTCGGACTCGGGGCGCAGAACGCGCTCGACGGTCTTGCCGTCCTCGCCGAGATACCGGAACACGCCCGCGCAGGAAACGCGGATGTACGCCGTGAGGTATCCCTCCGGAGTACGCTGGAGCCTCTGCGGCTCGAAAAGAAACCTGTCCTTGAAGTTCATACGCTCCAAAGGTAGGGAGCGTGACCGTAAAAAAGGGCTTTTCTATAGCGTATGCTAGAACACGCTTAAAGACGCTTAAATTCGGGGTGCCGAAAAGCCGCTTTAAAGCCGCTTGCAGGGCGTTTTTAGGGGCGACCCGTAAAACCTTACGGCCAGCATAAAAAACGGGCTGAAAACCGCCTCAAAACAAGAATGCGCGGGTAAAGTCCGGCGTGGCCCGATGGACCGGGATGAAAAACGACGAAATTAAGCAATGCTAAACGGAAGTTTAGCCACATTGAACCGATACGGTACGGGAAAGGGCCACCCTGAAGGCGGCCCTCTGAAACGTGAAAACGGTTCTTTTTAGGAAAAACGATACAAAATGTTGAATTTCACGAGAAAAAATTACGGATTCGCAGCCTTTTCAGGCTTCTGGACGACGGACTTGGACACGAGCCTGATGTCGCTGGCGAGCTTGTCGCGGTACACCTGCTTCATCTCCTCCATCGCTGCGATGGTTGTCTCGAGCACGCCCTCCGCGTTCTTGGTGCGCTCCAGGTCCCGCTTTGCTGTCCTCACGCATACCGTAAGCCAGTCCAGCACGTTCTCGATGGCGAGGCGCTTGCCCTTGCAGATTGCCATCTCGATTTCGGCGAAGTGGTCGGCGGCTATTTCCATGCCCTTTTCCAGAGCGGCCTCGTATTCCTTGTGGTCCATGATGTCATTCTCCTTCGGTTGAGTCAGATTCCAAGCTGCCGGACGAGCCTCTTGAGGGCCTCCTTCGATTCGGAGTCGAGTTCGACGGTGGCCTTCTCGATTTTCGACGTGTACGGCTTTCCGAACAGCTCCTCCACGGTCATTCCCATTTCGAGTAGCTGCTGCTCGGTCTCGTGCGCCGGGAACTTCCGCCCCTTGATCCAGTTCGACACGGTCTGCGGCGTCACGCCGAGCATCTCGGCGAGCTCCTCCTTGGAGGAAATCCCGACGCGGTCGATGAAGCTCTTGATGTCCAGTCCTTTCATGTGCATGAATATAGCAAAGTTTTAAACAAAAAGTAAAAATTTTAGGTAAAAATTTAAACTTTTAGGGAAAAAGAGCTATATTTCGGTAGACTGGAGAAAGAAAGGGAGCAATAGAAATGGAGACGATAGGCTACATCTACGCGATCGTTGTCGAGGTACTGAAGGGGAACCTGACGGCCGAGGAGGCGCTCGAGAAGATACGGAAGGCCGTTGCGGCTTCCGAGTGAAAAGGGATTTGACGGCTAAAGTGCCGCAAGAAGGCGTTAGCCCGGGACGGGGACGAAAGGAGATGGCTTTCGGAGGGGAGAAAGCAGCCCCGCCACCGGGCGTTGAAATTCGCCTTCCCCAAATATAGCCAAAATTACTGAAAAACGCAACACGCCCTGTTTTGCGTTTTTTTTCTTTTAAAAAAGCCCCGGTTCTATCCGGAGCATTATCGAAAATCAGTATATCAAAAAATACTTTTATTTCAACCGTCTTTTGACAAATTCCGCTATTTTCTCGCAGTCCGCGTCCGAAATCGAGGCAAAAGGCTTCTCGCCAAACATTTCGTCGGGCGTCATGCCCAGACGATGAAATTTCAAAAGAGTCGAATACGAGGGCGTTGTAGTCCTTTTGTTCAGGAGTGTCATCATGGACTTGCTCACTCCAATCTTTTTGGCTACATCGGAAAGGGTAAGGCCGGTACGCTTTAGGAATGACTCAAAGTCAATTGAATTTTTGTCCATTTTTTCAACTTTCCTCACGCGCGCGTAATAGCGTGCTTAGTATAATGGTCTTTTAACAGATAAATATCAAAATTGGAAGAATGGTTAAAAATCCGACATCCAGCATCCATCTTCCAACATCTTACATCTTACTTCTTACTTATGTAGGTACGATATACCATACGATCACCCATACGATATATCGAACGATATACCATACGATATATCGAACGATATATCGAACGATTACATGAGCATAGAGCGCAAAACGTCCTTTACGCGCTCGCTAAATTCCTTTTCGTCGGGTTCCGTGCTTTTAATTATTTCAAGACCAAAAAGGGCCTTGTCCGATGCCCCGCGCTCCTTCAGAAGCGTTATTGCGTTGTAGGTCGGTCTAGCACCGCCGTTATTCTTCGAGTAAGCCCACTTGTAGATGGCTTTCGGGTTAATGTCCACAAGCTCCGCGATCTGTTCTAGGCTCATCCCCATATCACGCTGTAGCAGGTCTAGGTTAATCTTTTGTAAATAATCGTTTTCCATTCCACAAAAATAGCTCAATTTCGCCATTCGTGAAAAAAAGTATAAAAAAAAGTGAAAAAAAGTATTGTTTTTTTCTAAAAATGAAACTATATTATAACCAAACGAAACGAAAGTTTCACAAAAAGAAACTGAAATAATAAGAAAGGTAAAAGCAATGGCAGAATGTGTACAGGTAAAACTCCCTATCGAAATGTCGCCGTTGATTGACGAAATCAAGGAAGTAAGGGCCGCTAATTTCGAACCGACCTCGAACCTCTCTATAGTAATCGACGCTGTAAAGGCGTTCCACAAGAACAAGGTCCGTAAGTAATGGCATCAAAGCGCGTTAAAGATGGGCCTCATTGGGTCAAGGCGTGGATTTCCGAGCTTTCGTCACTCACCGACCAATTCCGCGATATTGACACGGGTGCGGTTGATTTCGAGGCCCTAGGAAGGGAAGAATACCATTTTAGGATGGCTTTATCCCGCCGTGATTTCTCCAATTCTGAACGCGCTAGAAAGGTTTGGGAGGATGCGGTAGGAAGATACCAGCAGCGAATCAAGGCTGCATCTAAGGACAAAAATCGAAAAGAAGCTACAGGTAACGACCAAGTACCAGCCGGAGACGCCTCTAGCCGCGAGGCAGAGGACGAAAGCGCCACCGTCTCCGGCAAAAATTACGCGGAGGAAGGCGGCACCCGCAAGGACCCGCTGAACATGACCCACGTTCGCAAGAACGGCGCGCTGGAATCTGGTACTTCCTCCGCAAACCTTCGAGGCTCGGCAAGGCCACAAAAAACGGGCGCGGGTGCGTCTATTGCTCCCCTCCTGATTTCTCCGTTAGAGAATCGCGCACCCTCGCCCACTATTGCCAAAAGGTCTGATAAGAAGCAACCCGTAAACATCGGCGCCGCGGCTCCCGCTCCTCATTTGGGTCCTCTTGATTGTCATAATCGGGAACCGCAGGCGCCGTCACCGGGAGATTCGCACATCTCGGGCGACGTGATGAGCCTCGCGTACTCCGGCGAGTTCGGTAACGTCCGGCTCACGCAGGAGCAGTACGCACAGCTCGGAATCAAGTTCGGAAACCAGCAGAAGCTGAACCGCGCGATAGACTCGCTCTCGTGCCAGATAGAGAATGGCGAGAAGAACCCGCAGAACCATTACGCCGAGCTGGTCAAGTGGGCCTCGTACCGTGACGACATGGAGGAGAAGGAAGAACTCAGGGCATCGAGCGCACCGCACTACGAGACCGTTAGCGAACACAACGCGCGTATCGTCAGGGAGTCCGACGCATGGATCCACGAATATTGCCAACAGCAAAAGAAAAACAGGAAGGCCGCAAATGGATAACAACGAAACGACAATAGCCAGGATACGCGACGAACTCGCCATCTGCTACGAGCACATCGGACGCAAGGCGCCCGAATCGCTCCCGGTAATCGCGGCATCGCTCCAGGAAGCTATCAAGTTCTCAAGCCCGGAACACGTCCACGAGATTTTCAAGCGTGCCAAGGACATCGAGTCCATCCCGACGCAGAAGACCCTCAAGGAATGCTACAGGAACTATTCCGAGGAAGTGCTGAAGTACCGCGACAGCGGGAACGGGATGGCATCAATCGAGTACCGCGACCCCTGCGAGGCCTGGCTCCCGAAGAGCGACGTCATCAAGCGTATCAACCTCAACGAGGCCATCAAGAACTACTGCATCGCCTGCGGCGGGAATTCCTACGCGAACCTGTGCAGCGCAAGGGTCCGCGGGAAGGAAGCCTACGAAGCGTTTACGCGCGGAATAAAGGACACATTGAGGAACCTGTACACAAAGTACTGGAGGAAGTGCCCGATAGCGAACGGCTACCCGTTCGACGCAAAGCTCAACCTCGGACTTATACCGCCTTCAGTCGAGGATTTCCGCAACATGTTCTCGATGGAGAACGCAGGCCATGTGTAGTACTGACAACCTCGGATTTGTACGCGCCGCCGCGAACGACGGCATCCACGGCGAGGATGAAATCGCCACAAACAACATACTGACGGAGATCTGCCCGATGAGAAAGAGGATAGCAAGACGCGTGAAGCAGGCCTTCGCCATCGCCAGGCGCGACCCGGTACGCACCGCGGAGTTCGTCTCGGATGTACTCGTAATCATCGGCCTGCTCGCGCTGGTGTACATCGCATGGAGCTCATGCAGGGGGTGCGCGTAATGGCATACGAGGACAACAGGATCAGAAGCAAGGACGGGACGTGGGCCATCGTAGTGTCGGAGGACGGCACGGGAGCACACTTCAAGTCGACCGGCAGCGTGCCGAAGAAGGTCGCGGAGGCGGTTCTCCAGAAGGAGAACGACGGCATGAAGAAGACCGCGAACGAACTCAGGTTTTACGCCCGCATGCTTGTCTGCGGGGCATAAAGGAAAAGGAGAACGGGTATATGGAGAAACTTTTCATCGTTACGGCTGGCGAAGAAATAGTCGGCGTCATGACATTCCGCGACGCGGTGGCGTACGGATTCGGACTCAAGGACGGCTCGTCCATCGCCATGGAGGCGCTAGAGGAACCACAAGGCCAAAGAAAGGCAACAGTCTAAACAAGTTATTCACAAAAAAACGGAGAAACGGAAAAATGACAAACGAAATCGTAACTACAAGCGAAGAAAACAAGGTGACGCAGGACCTGCTCCTCGACTACCTCAAGACCATGAACAAGGGGCTTTCGGAGCAGCAGACGAAGCAGTTCCTCGCGGTCGCCGGTGCATTCGGCCTGAACCCGTGGAAGCGCGAAGTGTACGCAGTGACGTTCAAGACCAAGAACGGCGTGGAAATGTCAATCGTCACCGGCTACGAGACCTACATCAAGCGTGCCGAAATGAACCCGAACTACGACGGATACGACATCGAATTCAATGGCGGGTTCGAACGCAAGAACATCACGAAGCAAGGAGATTACGGCCCTTACACAGTGTCCGAACTCGTGCCTAATGGCGACGTAAGCTGCATCTGCACGGTGTACCGCAAGGATCGTTCGCATCCGATCCGCGAAGAAGTATTCTTCGACGAATACGACCAGAAGAACTCTATGTGGAAAACAAAGCCACGCACGATGCTCAAGAAGGTGGCTATCGTGAGCGCGTTCCGCAAGGCGTTCCCGTTTGACTTCGGCGGTATGCCATACACAAACGACGAACTTCCGGACCACATGACCGGAGCCGACAAGCTCGAACAGCAAGGCTACACCGAAATTTCGCAGGATGCACAGACGCAAGCGCCAGCAAAGCCGAAGGCCGCAAAGAAGGAAATCGACGAAGAAACGAAGCAGTTCATGGACGGGATGAAAGGTCTCTGGACGCAGGCGCCCGAAATTTACAAGTCCACGATGGACGAATTCGGCTTCAAGTCAGCGAACTACGTACCGCCGGAACGCCGCGGCGAGGTATTCAACACGATCGTGGCACACATCACGAAGGCCGCGCAGCACCAGAGCGCACCGACCGCAGAAGAGCAGACGGACAACGGCGAAGTGGACAACAGCCTTTTCTAACGCAACGGTGGAACGTGGTTAGGCGGTGACTGGAAAGCCCCAAAGATTAGGATGGAACCGCCAAAATTTTTACAACATAACGGAGAAAGTAAAATGGAACAGCAAGAAACCACAGAAGCGGAAGTCATCAACACGAACTCGGTCACTATCAACGACAACGGAAAAACGTTCGAACTCATCACCAAGTGCTCCGACCCGGAACAGCTCTTCTTGGACAAGAAAAACTTTGTCCCGATGCTCCAGCAGGTAAAGCTCATTGCACGCGGTCTCGTCGCAGACCCCACGACCGAAGAAGGCGCGAAGCAGCGCAAGGCTTTGAGCCGCAAGATTGGCAGCCTCAAGACCGCCATCGAAGACGAGGGCAAGAAGGTGGCGGCAGCGCTCAAGGCGAAGCCGAAACTCGTCGACGCGACCCGCAAGGAAGTCAAGGACACGCTCGAAATGCTCCAGGACGAGCTGCTGAAACCTCTCAAGGAAATCGAGGCACGACAGAACGAAATCATCGAGATTTCGAACCTCCCCGCCTCCGCCGTCGGTTGCGACAGCTTCGGAATCCAGGACGTCATAAACGTACTCGAAAGCAAGGCAAAGGATGAAGCCTACTGGAAGGAAAGCTTCGCAGATGCGATGGCAGCAGTCACGGAAGCACGCCGCCAGCTCAATGCCATGCTCGATTCCGCGATCAAGCAGGAAGAACAGCAGCGCGAATACGAGCGCCTGAAAGCGGAAGAAGCCGAACGCAACCGCAAGCTCGCGGAAGAAGCGGCAAAGGCGAAGGCTGAAGCCGAGGAGGCCAAGCGCAAGGCGGAAGAAGCCAAAAGAGCACAGGAAAAGGCAGAAGCCGACGCAAGGGCGGCAGCCGAAGCGGAAGCGAGAGCCAAGGCCGATGCAGAACGCGCAAAGCAGCAGGCGGAAGCCGCAAGTGCAAACGCCACCGTCACCGTACAGGGCGACGCACAGAAGGCCATCAAGGACGCGGAAAAGACAAAGTCCGAGATGCTCTTCCCGGAAGATCAGCAGACCTACAAGCGCACTTGCAACCGCGAAGCGCTGGAGGACATCAAGGCCTGCGGAATCGACGAGGAGAAGGCGAAGGCAATCATCACCGCCATCGTCAAGGGCAAGGTACGCCACATCGTCATGATGTACTAGAGGACGCATGAAGAAACTCAAGTACCCGTCCACGGCAATGGTGCGAGACAAGCTAGGTGCAGGAAGCAAGATAGCGAAGCGAATCTACGCGCTGGAGAAGAGGGCCGTCGCACACGGC